GCCAGAATCACACGGATAGGATGACCCACCCGCGTTTGAAAAATAGCGCCGAGGCGCCGTCTTCCGCCGTTCCGCCGCACTGTCGCCAGTGCGTGCGGCTCCGCAACGACCTGATGGTCGTGGCACAAGTCGTCCTGCGTGAGGGGAGGTGCTCGAAAAAGCACCTCTCGTCGCTCCGAGAGGAGTTGCAGGGGCAGTACATGTGTCGCGATCTCCAACAGGTCTGGAAGGGTTGGCTGTCCCGAGTGGGGACGAACCAGAACGAAAAGGCCAGGAGGTGGCTCGTTGGTGTGGACAAGTCTACACGCTCTCTGTTCGATGGAGAGTGTCGACCATGCCAGGGGGACGCCAAGGAAAAGGCAATCAGGGATTGGGAGTCGAGGGTTTTTTTGCCCGGCTCAACCCCTGATCACGTTCTGGAAGAGATTCGTGCCCGCACTCGTCTCTTGATGGGGGATGGGCGGTGGACAAAGGGAATGAGGAAGGAGGAAGCTCGTGGGGAGCGCGTTCTGGTTCCTGACCAGAAGGGGTGTTACGAGACGAGGGCCCAAGTCGGGGGCACGTTCGCAACGTCGAGGGAGGACATGGAGGAGGACCCGTCGCTGGTTCGAGTTACAGCGACACTCAGTAAGGGAAAGCAGCGGGTTGTGACGATGCAGCCCGCGCGCGTAAAACTAGAGCTGGACCGGCCTATGGCTTCGGCCTATGACTGGATATCAAGTCAGCCCTGGTGCGTGCGCGGGGACGTCTCCCCGGGGCATTTTTCCCGATTGGGTCCTCTCCGTTCAGATGAGTCCTTTGTTTCTGGCGACTTTGTTGCCAGTACGGACTATCTTCACCTCGACGCTGTGTGTGCCGTTGCCGACACCCTCGCCGATGACCTACCTGAGACCCAGGCAAGGCTCCTACGGGAGTCCTTCCGACCTGCCTGGGTCTCCGCGAATACGAAGTGCGGGGAGGGAGTCCCGTTGCTCAGGGGTTCGATGATGGGGAGTAAATTCTCCTTCGTCATCCTCTGCCTGCTCAACAAAATCTCGCTTGACTTGGGCTTGAGCAGCCCTCGTCATTTCTACGCGAGATTCGACCAGAAAGTGCAGCCATGCAGGATGGGTCCCGGTGGGCTTCGGCCCGTTGCCGGGGTCCGTCCTGTTCTTGTCAATGGTGATGACTGTGCTTTCAGGGCGACCGAGTGGGAGAGGGTGTCGTGGGAAAACTCTGCTGGGGATGTTGGTTTCCGGATTAACCGAGAGAAGACCGGTGTTTCTCGTGAGTGGGCCGAGTTGAATTCTCGCCACTGGTCTTCGAGCGAGGGGACGCTCATTGAGAAGCCCTCTTTTGGGTTTCTCGCCCCTTGGCTCTGTCGGGAGGAACCGGCTGACATCCTCAGCACCCTTTGTCGAACCCTGGACCAATTGTGCTGGTCCACAGCTTGTTGGTTGTTGAACCATCCTGTGGTCCAGCGAGCAGTGGGGTCGCTCCGCCCCGCGTTGAGTCCCGGAGCTCTACCGCGCCGTTGGTGGCGCGTCGTCTGCCGAAAACGGTGGTTTCGGAACCTCTTTGTCCCTGTCCCGGATGAAAACTTCTCAGGCACGGAGGGTCTCTACGAAGACCTTCCTCCTGCTAGTGTCCGGGATCCTAGGGACGTTCCGTACGCCGTTGGCAATCCCCATGTCGACTCCAAGGAGGTCGCTGACCTCGTGAGGAGCATGGAAGACGACGCGCTTAGGCTTCATATAGCCCGATGGCGCGGTGTACAAATGAAAAGAGCCCGGCCCTACGTGGCGGATCGGAAGGAGAGGCGGCGCGTGGGGGTCCACGTTGATCGAGTTCCCGATGGTTATCGGAGGCTCTGGGTTCAGCCGGTTTACCAGACGATTGTCCGGTTGGCCCCAGAGTTACTCATCGACGTGGGTCTTAGACAGGTTTGTCGTTACCAGAAGACATCCCTGTCGTATCGCGCCATTGTCCATCGCCCCGTCCCTGTGAGGGGCGGGGAGGGAGAACTGACCCGGAGTCGTCCGGGCTGCTGTGCGGCGGACCTGCGCCGTGATGGGCCCCCATTATCGGGCCCCCTGTTACCGTTCGTGGTGTCGCGTCGCTTGCAACGCTTACCACTCCTCGGAAAGGGGGTCGCCGAGTGCCTTCGGGGGTTCTGGCGTGGGAGGCAGGGGTCTGCGCTCCGGTAGTGGGGCCGTGTGTGGCCGAGAGTGTCAGCTTGTGGCGGGATGCCATGCTCTCGAGTGAGGCTTGTCCAGTCAGCGCCTGGTTAATGGCGCGCGGCTGTGGATAAACCCTTGGGGTCCGGCTCCGTGTCGACAAAGGGAAGTTGCCGTCGTGAACGGCGTTGTGGGGATTCTCGCTCATGTAAAACCGCCATTAAGCGAGCTGGATAAGTTGCCGGAATTCCGCGGCACTGACTATCCGCTAAACGGAGTCGTAAGTCTACTGGTTTCGACCACCTGCCCCTTAAAGAAGTGTCTCTCCGCGGAGATGACGAAGGGATCGATGGGCGGTCGTAAGGGCCACCAGCCGGGAATTGTAGCAGACGAAGTGGACGCGGGTAGCGCATCCAACCTCGGGGGGTAACGGTCCCGAGGCTCCAGCTTGTCTGAGGCGGGAGAGGAGAACTGCAACAAAGGGAACGGTTGCAAGCAACGGCATAGGCACGGGTGTCCGTCCTGTGGGTGACCAGCGTAAGTGCACGGCTAAGCTCCTCGGAGTGAAGAACCGTCTGCGCTACGCCACAGGCGTTGGTTGGAGCTGCGTTAGCTCAAGTGTGGTGGGTGGGAACACTCTTCTCGGAGCTAGAGGTCGTCCCCTGTGACCTCGTTGGGCTTAGGGCTCGGCTGGCCGGGTGTTGGCAATTGTTGCG